CAAGTCTTTAGTCGGATTTGGCCTAACGTCGAAATATGTATAGCCAGACGTTGATACGTCAGCAGAGTTTTTAGCTACACTAGATGCTATAACTACGTTGTTTTCATCATGAACTTCTAACCGAACCGTTCCTGCTCCCTTTGCCGTGAATCGTACGCCAATCTTAGCCACTGGGATAGCGGCAGGTAAAAATAATATCTTATTAGCTTCGGTCTCGCTTATAGATGTCTGCACTGGGACGCTTTGGGTGCCTGCACTTCTTCTAATGTCTTCATCGGATTGATAGATGATTCTGTCATGGTCTCTCTGGATTTCGATAGCGTAATTGATATATTCGGAATTATCCTCAATAAACTCATGCTCATTAGTGGCTCTTGCCGTCCCCACTGGATTCATAATATGGCCGTATGAGTAGAGCTTATGGCCACCATCTGCCCACCACAGGCCATCGTCAATATCTGATGTCTCTAAACTAAAGCCAGATGAGTTAGCCTTTGTAGAAACAACGCTAATAGCGTTGTTCTCGTCTATTTTATACAACTTGCCCTTATCGTCTATTGCCCAGATGTTGCCGTCCTTAGATTGCGTCATAGCGGTGATTAAGCCAGTAACCACGCCACTATCGGGGAGTTTTCTAGACATTGGCAAAACAGTCATCTGAGATGGGCTTTTACGCACATCTAAACACTCGCCATCATAATACGAGTTCTCGATTCCAATCTTTCTGTCTGTCGATAAGCCACCATAAAATTCTGTGCTACCGACCATACGACTTCCGCTATCGCCTAACGCCATGCTACAATCCCTCCGTTAATCTTCCCATCGTAAGTACATCGGATAATCCTGCCGCCCTACGTCTATTCGGGTTAATCACCCCACTAGTTGTCTTTGAGCCGTATGTTTCGCGATATTGTTTAAGAGCATCCTCAAAAAGGCTCCTATACATCGCAGAGCTGTCTGTGTCTTTTCGCATCGCGAAAAATTTGAAACAAGCGTAGTTTACAGCGGCCTCATGGTATTCTTCTGGATATGGTGGGACTTGTCCCATAGTAAAACTAATACCAACCCCTGAAGGCCCTAAGTAATTATTGTCAATTTGCATCGTGTTGCTATTGATTACTTTTTGGACCTTATACCAGTTGCCGTCTTCAGCATTATTAGACTTAATCCAAAAGTTCTCGGTCATATACGGCTTAAAACCACCAGGCAAACCAGTGGGGTCAGGATTGGTGATATTAACACTATTTTGGGTTACATTAGCATTAAATGTGAAGTCGTCGATTCCCATATCCCTAATGCGAGGTTCATAACTTACAATAAGCCCACCAGATACATTAGTGTCTGGGCATGGGAATAAACCAATCTCATCGTTACCTCGGATAAAGTAGTAGCTTGGGGTACCCTTAGCAGGGTAAATGTTAAGTTTATCCCACTCGTGTTCACTGTGGATTTCGGTTAGTGGGATTATGATTTCACTACCAGTTTGGGTCTTACATCTCACGGAACTAACTCGATGCATATCTGAAGCGATTTGATAGTATTGTTTACCTGCGGTGAGGTTAGCGATTTTTTCTTTTCTTGTCCATCCACGGCGTGCCGCGTTCTCAAAAAGCTTATCAGCCATATTTAGGTTACTTATAATAATATCCATCTCTGGCTCTAAGTAATTGATTCCGCAAAGTTTGGCGGTCTGCTTTTTTCTTTGGGTGAAGGTTAGCATAATATTATTCTCCTTGTTTTTATTATAGCATTTTAATTACTGTCGACCAAAGGATACTGCCATTCCTCAGGCATAGGGTCATCTTCTTTCCAATCACTACTAGCTCTATCAGAAGATTCCCAACTAGTAAGTGTGTGAGATTCATTATTTGACCATTCCGATGCAGTGGATGTGGTCTCTTCCCAGTTCTCTGGTGATACTTTCGCCTCATCAGACCATTTTACCTCTGTTTTATGTTCATCCTTCCATTCTTCTGGAGTTTTACTAGTCGTATCATTCCATGATTCAGGGGTTTTGCTATCTTCATCCCACTTTTCTGCGTCTTTTTCTGTGCCACCCCAAGCTTCAGGCTCTTTATCTCGTTTGCCCCAATCTTCTGGCAGCGGAAAATCAGTGTCTCCCCATCTTGTTGGGAGTTTTTCTGGGGTAGTAGCCCTAATCCTGACCGCGCCTTCTATACTAGCTACTCCTAGTTTCGTTATCGTAACGGCTCCTGTAATTTCCGATTCATTTATCCTATAAATGTTTACATTGCCAGTAATAATACCAACATTTTGCCTATAGATGTTTACATTACCAGTGATTACCTTGAGATTATCCTTCTTTATGTCGACTACCCCGAATATTTGAGCTGAAGATATTTTTTGGTTAGGATTATTTATCATCACCGAACCAGTGATGCTTTTAGATGCTTTGCCAGATATTCTCACAACACCGTCAATGCTTTTTGTTGTACTCTTCTCGATACTGACTACGCCAAGGATGCTTCTTTGGCTGTCTCTTGCGATTCGTAGATTGCCGTTGATACTCTTGCTTTCAATCCTCTCAATGCGGACACGGCCACTGATGTTTTTCTCAATCTTTTTGCCGACATTAAAATACAGCCCACCCCAGGCTGTCATACCCCACGTAGAGCCTTTTCGCTCTATTTTTGTGGGGATATTATATATTACTAGGTCATTATCAAGGAAAGCATCATTGCCACTATCGCTTGGGTCAAGCCAAAATGCAGAGGTGATTGTGATAGCATCCCCAGGGCTAGCCTTTAGGCTAAAACTTTTGGTTACAGGGTCGCTATAATAGCCGTTCCATCTAATACTAGTGCTTAAACCAGAAGGAGAGGCAACAGTTACCTCTGGGTTCTTCGCTCCAGTAAATGCTTCACACTTGAAAGCAAAACTAGCATTGAAGTCGTATTTGTCGCCGTTCTTAACACATGAATGTACAGTAACGGTAACAGCCCCAGCGTAATGTTCCTCTCCTCCAGCCATTGTATTGACCTTCTAGATTATTTATCGTTGACGATTTTAGCGCCTAAGAATAAAGCCCCCAAGAAGGTAGTAACGCCACTAAATGTAGCTAAGATAGCTTCAATAGGCCATCCCCAGTGCCAAGCAGAATTAAGCCCTGCAAGGAGCGTAGCTGTAGCAGGTAGCACGATAGAAACCACCCACCTTAAACCTTCATATAACCACTGTGGTAAAATTCGTTTGTCTTCAAACATACTAAACCTTTCTTATTTTTTAATTACAAGCCTCTGTCCTGGGTAGATAAGGTTAGGATTGGCAATCCCATTATCAGAGGCAATCTTTTGGTAAGTAGTACCATATTTTGCAGCAATACCAGATAAAGTATCTCCACGAGCTACGGTACAAAATACATAGTCAGGTTTCGGAGCAGGAACATAAGCTGGAGCTGGTTTTGGAGCTTCACCATTTTTAGAGGCATAAGCCATCCAAACTTCCCTAGTCATATTTGCCACATTACGGTCAAGCCTACCAGCAGAGCTGGAGTATTGCCAGATAGCCCAGAAGCCCCAAGCTCCAGTCGCAAATGGTATCTCGCCCTCAGCAGGTTCAGGAGGGTTAGGTACATTATACTTAGCAGGATAGCCAGCAATCCAGAGGCCATAATCACCCTCTGCTACAGCTCTCCAGTCATAAGCGTTACATTGAGATGCACTCATGTAGATAAGTGGCTTCACGCCAGTCTTAGCATAAACCCTATCCAAGAATGCCTTAGCCCAATCAGTTCGCCACTGTTGAACTTCCCAGTCAAGAACCAGGATAGCTTCACCAATATAGCCTTGAATTTGGTCTACAAACCAATCCGCCTCAGCTTCAGCAGAGTTACCCAAATCAGGGCGAGCAAAGTGGTAAACACCCAGAAGCTTCCCTTGAGACTTAGCTCTCTGATAATGCGCATCACAACTTGGGTCTGTGTATCCACAACCTTCAGTAGCTTTAATAATCGCAAAGTCTGCAGCTTGGTCTCCAGCTCCAACAGCTTGCCATTTAGAAATATCTATACCTCTAAGCATTTTCATTTACTCCTTTAATAGGCTCTTCATCGCCATCTAAGGCAAAGCCTCGCATATCTTTAGGTTCAGGTTCTTTATAGTCCATCTAGAACTCCTTTCTTAATATTATTTTAATTATATCATATAGCAGATAGCATAACCTCGCAATTTAGCTATCCAATTCTCTTATACATATAACAGGTAATATAAGGCTGAAGGTTATTATGTGCCCTATCGCCACCAGTATTACCAGTACCAAGGTCGCCCCATTTCCAACCCAAGTCTCTACCACCCCACCGTTGGTATCGGTAAGCATCACGACCAGGGTTTACATCACTCCAGCCAGAGCTGATTGGATGGCTGTGGCTCGGCAACTCTTGCACTGTTAATGCGTGGTACATTTCACCACCAGTACGCTCTACTGTCTCGAATTCATATCGGTCTGAATTAACACCCACAGGGACCCTACCAGAACCCCAAGCCACCCAAGTTCCACCTAGCGCCTCTGTTACTTTATCAGCCGTATCTAGACTAACAGTTAGATAAATTGACCCCACAGGGTAGAATTTATCTAAAATATCATCCATGTATACGCCATTTGTAACAATCGCAGATTGTGAAAATGCTTTAGCAGTAGTTCCACGTTTGCCACGCTCTACCCCTAATAACACATTACTACCACTAGTGGATTTACTAGTAACTTTCATAATCTCGCTATCAAGCGAGTTGGAAACACCAGCCACTGGTGCAGACGGCATCACAGTGATATAAAATGGCGGTTCTGGCCACACACTAGACAATTCTGTCTCAGTTCCAGAGCCACAAGCCACTACTATAACCCCGTCAGTGGGGCTTATGCTTGAAGCTAGAATACCTGAGGCAAGATTCTGAATAGATGCCATTTAATCTCCTTAGTTTTCATTATACTGCACTACCAACGCAACAGTGCCAGAGTCTCCAGCATTCGCAGCCCCTGAAGCTTGCACCTGGGTAACGATGTACTGTGTAGAACAAGCCGTAGTTTGGGAGGCAGAAGTAACGGTCCCATTTGGTCCAGTCGTGCTGAGTAACACGCTCGCTCCAGAACCTATCGTGGTAGGGTTTGTTATATCAGTAGCTCCAGGCAAGCTAGCCGTGGAAGGGGTTTCATAGTTAGACGTGATTTTGCTCTTCAGTGCGATGCCAGTTCCAAGACTACCAGAAGTATGTGCAAACTTAACGGCAGATATCTGGTTGAATGAACCTGAGAACTTTAAGTAATTATATTTAGCATAGGAGTTCGTACCAGCTAATACTGGTGCTGAAGCTCTAGGGGTAGTGGCGTTGTCGATATTTTTCCACTCAATAGTAGAGATTGGGGTTTCTACCCCAGCGGCTGGATTTCCTGTCGCTGTACCATTCTGTTCATACCAGTTAGCCGTTGCAGCCATATTTTCTCCTTATGTTATTTTCTAAATTATACCACGGTAACCATCTTTTGACGACAGTTGCCATTCTCATCCAACCCCTGATAACCGATTACATAGCCCAACACCTTTGGTGGTTCAGCTGTTTCGCCCACCACTACTGTCTCCATCTCTCTGTAATACACAATTCTAACATCCTTGAGAGGGCGTTTCTCACGATGGATAAGCGTATGCTTGCTACTACCCCATCTGCCTTCCTCGTCGGAATAAATCATTGGAGCCCAAGGTCTAGACAAATCAACAGTCCAAACCGATTTCTCTCCAACAAGTTCAAAGCTTAGGAGTTCATCAGGATGCTTCTCAAAGTAATTCTGAAAATCTCGAAAAGAGCTAGGATTCCAGTCTGCATCTGGTTTATGTTTAGAGTATTTGTCTTCTGGATGTTGAGTAATCGTCTTCTTCTGAAAATTAGCTCTCCATAAGTACTTAAACTTACTATTCTTTAGATTCACCTCTGTTCTCCTTTATAACTTTAAGATATTTCGCGTATGTGTTTTCGGTGTATTCAAGCTTATTCTTTATTTCCTCAAGCCTAGATTCTAAAGCTTCCACCTCTCTCAAAAGCCCCCGCTTTTTCTCGGCTAGCTCCTCAAACTCATCAGACAACGAGAGCAGGGCATCATTACCCTGCTCGACAGCGCTATCTATCTGGTTTCTTGTAGACTTCAAAAGCTTCTGGAGTTCTGCCAGCTCGTTCTTTTTAGGTTCAATTAAACTATTTAGCTTTTGGCTTTTCATCTACAAGCCCCAAATCCTTTTCCACTTCTTTCTTTACGTCTTTGACCTCTTCAGGCTCATTAGGGTCATAAACACCACCAAATGCCTTGTCGATGAACTCGCTCTGTTGTTGTGGTGAGTTCATCATAACACCCATTTTGCCTGAGAACTCTTCTCCAACATATTGTTTATAGAATCGCACCAACGCTACATAAGCTTCCCAACCAGGAACAATCACAGACTGTCCAGGCTCAAGAACACGGACTTTTTGTGCACCCTGCCATACACGGCGAGTAAATTCATTAGGCTGTTCAATCTTAAGTGTGCGATGGTCTGAATAAACCCAACCTGTTTTGAACGTGGTAAAGTTCACAATCTTAACTAAATCATCAGCTCCGAACTTATCGTGCAATAAGTCCACCATTAGCTTTTTAGAACCGTCAATTCCTGCACCTTGTGAGCTACTTGCAAGCAACTGTGCTTCAAAATCTTTATTGTCCATTTTTTATCTCCTTATTCCATGTCGTTAAGCACAGCGTCAAGCACATCCTCGGTGCTCATTCCTGGCCTGTAATAATTAGGTTTATTATCGTCTCGGCCGTTCACGGCTGTCCCGACAGCCTTGGAATTGCCAGCTACCTTTTTAGCGATATTCTTTCGTTCGATATCGCCTTTGGCCTCTTTCTTAATAAACTCATCAGGATGTTCAGCCTTGTATAAGAGCAAGCTATCTCGCACAGACAACATCACACCTTGGCTTGCACGCATTGCACGATAGTTTAATACTTTGTTGATAGTGAGAACTGCTGGGTCGTTGTCGAATCCATCCTTGCCGTATGTAGTTTTAGGAGTTGGAAGTTCACCAGATTTTTGTAGAGAGCTAATTTCACTAATAACTTTTTGTGCTTCAGCTCTGTCAGATTCGACTCTACGCTCATTCTCTGCACGAGCCTCTAGTGCTTTCATCAGCTCTGTAGCACGATTCTCTTGGGCCTGCATGTCGTTTTGGAACTTCATCATGGCTTTATTGTCTTTGAACTCAAAGCCGTCAGGTAATTGGTCTGGTGTCTTGACTTGCACTACGCCTCGCTTACCCTCTGCAATTAAGTATGGCAAAGCGTTGTAGACGATTTTATTTTCTTGTGGAAGTTCATCCCATACATCTTCATTGATTTCTTTAGGACGATTAAGAAGCTTGCTCATCTGGTCCTGGCCAGAACCCTCTTCAGCTTTGTCTTCAGCCTTAGTTTTTGAATAGCCTCGTTTTTTCGCTAACTCTTCGAACTCTTCATCAGTTAGTTCTTTTTTCTGTTCTTCTTTATCTTCCTTCGAATCATCCTGATTATCCTTATCATCAGTATTGTCAGAATCAGAAGATTCCTGAGCGCCATCAGAGTTCTCATTACCTTGGCTATCCTTGCTTTCTTCGCTGGCTCCGACATGGTTGTCAGAAGCTTCATTATTTTTTTCTTCCTCTGCGTTATTTTCCACAGAGTTCTCTTGCTCTTGTTGGTCTTGTGCTTCTAACGCCTCTAGAGCGTTTAATCCAACGTCCCCTAAGTCATCATTCATTGGGCTGTAGCCTCCTATGTTATATTGTTAATACTTATATTCTACCATACATTTTTGATACAATTATCTAAACTTTAAGGCAGAGAATTTCAAGAGTGCTGGTGGATTATCTCCCGTGCCTGTTGCTACGATACGGGTAATACCTTCGTATGAGCCACTTTCTTTTATGGCGTTAAGTCTTCTTAATATAGCTGGGTCGGTGATTTCTTCTTCGGTTGGCGTATTTAGTGGGTACAGTACTCTGACTGGATTGTTTTTTGCTGCTTCACTAGCTAGCCAATTCTTAAATGCCGTTATCGAATTTGTTGCCATATTCAAGAAGCACAAGTTTTTACCATCGCCTCGAATTGCGAATTGTTTATCTTTTTGTGGGTAAGATTTTGAGTTATCAGAATGCGTACAGTATCCATCTACATAGTTAGCGGTTGAGTTGATAATATTCTCACAGATGAATATATTTTTTTCTTCGCCTGTCTTGAACCAGTTTTCTGAACCGTTTAGGCTCTTCTCTCCAACATTCCTGACAATATACCACTTATCATTACGCATAGTGATGTAGTCTTGATAGTTTCCGATTTTGTATAGAGTTGGAAGCTTCGAAGACAAACTATTACTTACAAATTCTGTAAAGTCTGTGCTTTCGTCCTCTTTTACACAGGTAATCCTAAGCCGTAATTTCTTGTAATTCCAGAAAGCTTGTTTTTGCTCGATATGATACGGAACCCAGACAAATGGATTATAATAATCATCACATATATCGTTTACCGTAATCGAAGACTCTTTAGAAGAGTTATTCAGGTCTTCAGGTCTTAATACATCTTGATATAGTTGTTCACCTCTTTGGATAGGAATAGTATAGACAAAATAAGCACCAGGCCAAACTTTCTCAACTGAACCACTTAGGTGTTCGATTCTCAACTTATACTTTCCGCTAGGGATATAGCTCTTTGAGTTAAAAACATTCACTAGCGAGAAGTCAATAGTAGGTGTGCCATTTAATTCAAATGAACCGTCCTCATAGGTCTTAATTTCTACACCATTAACCGTACGATTGTCAAACCTAGTATCGAAGAGGTTTTTACCTTGAGAGAAGACGGTTATGTCTTTTACACCCTTTATCTCACCAAATGTCGGAGTATTCATCCCGACTGGTGCGTAGTTATTACCGTCGAATGAATTACCCTTGAATACTCCAAACCTACTTAAGATTGAGTTAGAGCCGTTCCAGAATGTCTTCTCGCCTGTAACTAGATATACCAGAGCCTCGGAATAGACTGCCGTATTCCATGTGAATACCGATACCTGATTGTCTATAGTATTATAGTACTCGTAATTGTTATTATCTTTACGCTTCAATCTAACAGTTAATCGTAGGTTGGCAGTAGGGGTGTCAGCATACACAGAGTAGGCTGTGTTATTCTCGAGAAGGTCGGTAATTAGTTTCTCTTGGAATCTGACATTGTCTTTGGTAGTCGCACCAGTACACTCAAGCATTCCGTCTTTTTGTTTTAGAGTCAGACCGTCGACAGTAATTGGCAAACTGGATGCAGCGTCATATAGATTGATTGGACCACCTGTGTGTGGCTCATAATCAGTGGCTGTGTCGCCATATTCAAGTTGAGCTTTGACCGTATCGTTCAAGTTAGAACCACTCACTGCACTAACATATAAGTATCCAGCAATAATTGGTTCCGTGATAGT